GTCTGACTTAACGTGATGCTGACTTTGCAAGTCTTCCCATTTCTTAATCGTATAATGCTGCAAGCGTAGCTCAGGATGATGCGCAGCGGCATAAGCATAAACCCAAGTATCCAGAGGCTCGTTTCTGGCCCCGCGTCGATTGATAAAGCGGTTTTTTCTTGGATCAAAAGTTTCTGAGGTTAAGCCGGCAAAAAAGGCGGCGTCGAATTGCTCGGAAAAGTGCAACATGCGATTAGACAGTTCTTTATCGCCGTCCGTCGATAAGCGACCGTAAAAAACATGTTTAACCGCGACGGTTCCAACGTGATAAATATGCACGCCGCGCCGGTCGGTTTTGCCGCGCCAACTGACATCTTGAGCTTTAGGACGTGATAGCACCGGAGCATTGTTCGGCACTGCACCAAAAATGGCCATCGGTCGTCTGATTTTGCGCGAGCGGACAAAGTTTTTAACCGCTTCGGTGCGATGCCCGCCTGCATCGATGGCGGTGGCTAGAATGGGCATCAGTGCGCCGCTTTCTGATTCAAAAGGTCGATTGAGTAAATCGGTCAGTGCAATCCATACGGCATCATCAGCAGGATCGCCTATCAGCTCGATGTAATCCAAACTCCAAGCGGCCATGCCTTTGCCCCAGCCGACAATATGCACAGCTAGGCGGTTGTCTTGGGTATCGACTCCGGCCGTAATTGCGCCCACGCCATTCGGTACGGTTCGGATGCGATAGTTTTCCGCTCGGTCGGCGATGACGTTAAGTTTGACCGCGCGCATAACCGGATCTTCCCACGGTTCTGCAAGACGATCGTTGATAAAGGTTTTTAAACGGGCCGGGTCGTTTTGCGCTTCAAGCCAATCTTCAACCAGGCTCGCCCATCGAGGCCCTAAGCCGATTTGATAATACAGTCCGTTGATGTGATAGCCGCGAAAATCAGATTCTGGATTTTCAGCAACCCAGCGTCCTGACACAATTTGTTTTTTCCACTCAACTTCTGTGCCTAGTGTTCCGCAGTCTTTACAGGCATAACGAGGATCTCGACCTTCTGCGCCCCATTGCAACCCTGCCCATTCCAGATGTTGTTCAAATCCGCAATGTGGGCAGGCGATATAAAAGCGGCGTTGATCGCTTTTTTCATAAAACTGCTCGGTTCTGGAAAATCCCTTCATCTGCGGCGTTGAGATAAATAGCCGTTTGTACGTCGCAGGAAATGCCGATGTCCTCCCCAACAACATATCAACCGGATCATCACCGCCGGTAAAGTTGGCAGCGAACTCGTCCAGCTCGTCAACAATCAGGGTTCTGACAGATGTTGATTTTAAACGCGCCGGACTGCCGGCATGTTCGATGTAAAGCTGACCGCCCAGATAGTCCTTAAACGTGCGGGTATTGGCCGATTCTCGGCTTTTTACGCTGGTTAAAGTTTCTTTGACGGCCGGCGTTTCATCGATCATGGTATTGAGCTTTTGATTGATCCATTTTTGCATCGACACATCTGCCGGCAAACAGACCATGATCGGGCCGGGGTTATGATCCATCGTATAACCGAGCACGTTGGCGGCAACTTCGGTGTTATGCGTGGGAATGAATCCTTTGCCACATAAAAACAAATGGCTTTCATTATCGACCGCTATGCAGCGGGTTGGAACACTTGATACCGGCTGAATATCGACAATAAATCGATGACAGATAATATCTTCAAACTTTGGCCCAGGTTCGGGTAAAACTTGCATTTTGCGAGGTAAACTAAATACTGAACTATGGCAATAAGCAGCAAAAGTAATTCGAGTAGAATCTTTTGCGCTGGTTTTGCGAGTTTTTACTTTGGGCTTAAATCCCAATGAACGAATCAGATCAATAATACCTTCCGCCAATTCAGGATAAGATGAACAGATTTCAACCATCCCTTTGCTGCTTGAATAGCCGTCGGTGTCTAATAACCCCTGCAATAAAGCTAATCGTTGCCGGATGGATGATCTTAAGTAAATCTCAGGAATGTGCTTAAATCCCTTAAGATTGTTTTCAGTCAGTAATCGATGCAGACCTTCGACTCGAACACTGACACTACGTTGATTTTTGTCAGGTGTGACTTTGCAGGCATGGCCGCAAAATTCAATCCTGCCAACAATAAAAGCGGCATCATCTTCAAACAAAGTTAACCCACAATTTTGAGCCGCACCATCTCGTAACCAAACGCCCAAAAGGTAAGGCTCAATCGGTAAATTTTGATCTGGATTGATAATGGGTTGACTAACTCGAATAGCAAAACGGGATTGTTTGCCATGATATCGAAATGAATCATGTAAAGATTCACTGGTTTTGATGATCGTATGGTCTTGACTGGCAGTTGAGATGGCTTTTCTTTTTTTCTCAATTCCAGTGAAATTTTCCCGTCTTTTTTGTAATTGACGGGCATTAGCACGGGATAAGGTATCTACCACACACCATCGATGCCCAGCATCGGCAACGATTTTCTCACCGTCTGAGAAAGTCAGTTCATAACAATCATGATCGGTAAAAACTTCGGAAACAAAAGTAATACGAGTAGGATGACCATCCGCACCGTACACAATATCCCCCACTTGCAAATTGCCCATCGTTGACCAGCCGTCAGGTGTGGGAATGGGGGTGTCAATCGCCAGAGCTTTACCAAATTGCACGGGAAACATCAAAACCACTTCCCGAATGGCCGAGCGGGCAGATAAGCAGTCCATCGGCTCTCTTAATGGCGGGTTGCGATCGGTACGCCACGGGCCAGGTTCGGCGCTGCCTTTTTTGGACAATCTGCGCTCTTTGTCGGCCCATTCGGATACAGTGAGTTTTTTTCTGGGAGCAAAGGAGCGGCCTCTTGCTTCATTGATGATGCTATGCGCATGACCTAATCCGATTAAATCCGCCATTTTTTCACCACTTGGATCGATGTAATCGACCGTTTTTATAGTCTTCGTAAGCGTCTAAGCGTGCTTTTAACACTGGATTGTCCGGATAGACAGCGTTTTTAATCTTCAAATCGACGGTATAGGCAAACGCATCGCGCAGGGATTCGCTTGGTTTGGGTCGTTTGTCTTTGACGCAGCGCATTAAAAACCATTCAATGTCTTCTTCCCACGGATCACTATTCATCATTCACCATCCGATAAAATGTTTTTGATATATCGCTTAACAGGATCTCTATCTGATCGATTAATATCGCTCTGATTTTGTGCTCGTCGGTTTCCACGGCCAACTGCGGCGCTAAAATGTCCGGCATGGACTCTAACCGGTTGCGAATTGCTGCATCGCCATCCATGACGGCTATTTTTGCGGCAGCGACATCAATCAACTGGCCGATTTCTTTTTCATACGCAATACGCGCCTGCATGGCGTTGTATTTTTCTTTTAACGCCCGCGATTGTTGGTACATGGTTCCGGCTAAACCAGTGGCTTCATTATCGACTTTGTTTTCATTGCGCTGCTCGGCATGATATTCGGACATGATCGGGCGATCCGGATGGCGGGTTTTTTCGCGTAATTCACGACTGGCATTGACGGCAACCCGCCCGTTCTTCATCACCAACTGGCCTCTGGTCTTTCTTTGGCTGATTTCGCTTTTGCTGACGCCTTCGAGTTCGGCAAATTCTTTTTGCGTAACGTATTGCTCTGGGTCTGTCTCTGTCATGTCGTTTTAGCCGTTTTTTTTGCGTTTTCAGGCGTTTTTTCTTCTGAGCCTTGTTCAGGAGTCAGTTCAAGGCGAATCCCTCTTAAACCGTCAATCATTTCGCGTTCGTAAAGTGCTTTAACCAGGGCATAAAGTGTTTTTTCTTTTTTGATCTGTGTTCTGAATAATTCCAGGTTATCAGGACCACAAATAATTTCTTCTTTCTTCATTTTTTTTTAAAAAAATAAATAAATATAAGTCTGTGCAGGGTTGTGTGCAGGGTTGTAGGCATACCCTGCACAGATGCAGGCCACGAGTATCAAGGGCTGTGCAGGGTGTGCAGGGTGTGCAGGGTCTATATTGCGCGGGAGAGAAAATTTTTTTTTAAAAGTAGAAATAAATTTTACTCACGCGCGCCCGCGTAAGGGGCAACCCTGCACACCCTGCACAGGCCACGACTGGCGTGGCTTTAACCCTGCACAAAACCCTGCACAAAACCCTGCACATACCCTGCACAACCCTGCACAACTAGACATAATTACCCTCTCGATACTGTTTTATCGATTCTCGAAAGTCTTCGACACATTCACCCAACCAGGCTGTTTCCGAGTTGCCCGGGTTCATTTCTGCACCTTTTCCTGGAAATATGAAGTTTTTGGGATTGCTTTGCACCGATCCTTTCATGAATCGCTTGCGGTGTTTATTAATGCCCTTTCGTTTTACGATTAAATCGACAAATCGGGTTAAGGTCGTCGGCTTTGAGCCTTGTTTGTTACACCAAATCCGATACAGCTCATACAAGTCTTCGGATAACACTGGCATCAGGTGAATGTAATCCAGATCACCACTTATCCACTGATCGAAAAATCTTAAAATGGGATCTTTTCCGAGTTCGATCAGTTCGCGCTTGGCATCGTTCATGATCGGCTTGCTATGTTCGTTAAAGTCGCCCAATGGCAGATTAAGCAAATAATCATGCAGCGCCGCAATGGCGCCGTTTTGTATCGCTCGCGCCACTTCAGCGTAAAAGTCTTTGTCGAGTTTGTCTGGCGTCCAGATTACAGCATGTCGGCGGTCGTCTTCTTCAAGAACCGTCGGTAATCGCTCATTCGATAAAAAAACCACATTAACGTGGTTTTTTTCTTCATAAGCCCCCATGTTTTTCGGGTTTATGCGTATCCATTCGCCCGTAATAAATGCTTTGAGTTTGTTTTTGACGTGATATAAATCCGATCGGGCCACGACCTCATCGGCAATCAGGAATAGTTTTTTGCTGGCCCAATCGTTGAATTTATCCTCAATAGCGGCTTGGTCGATGATGCGACCGTATTTGCCGTAAATTGCCATGATGCACTCAAAAAACAGGTTTTTACCGGTACCTTGTGGCCCGTGTATCACCAAACAGGTGCGCATTTTTGCGCCCGGATGCTGTAAGGGATACGCCAGCCATTTCAAAACCCATTTAAATACTTCATCGTCGCTACACATGTGATCGAGTAAATCCAGCAGTAGCTCACAATTGCCTTTTTTGGGTTCAGTAGGCCACCCTTCCCAAAGGTTACAGATGATTTTTTTGTCGGTTCCGGTCGGATCAAAACCGACTTGATCCTGCCGGACTATCTTTCGGAATGGACTTTCCGACCATGCCCGATGCACATCGCGCCTTAAGCAGGCATCGCGCATATCGCCCAATGTGACCCGGCAATGTTCTTTGTGATCGAACACTGTGCCACCTGCGCCATATATCAAACTGAAACGTTCCAACAACTCATCTGTAGAATCAATAGGGGTCAAATCTTTTTCCCCACCCCCCTGATTTTTTACCGCCCGCGTTTGCCCAACAGAGGTTTTGATGTTCTGTTCTACGAATTGGCTGATCTGGGTCGTTACCGTGTGCA